CCACAGCAGCTTTACCTGACCTATGAACATCGCACTGATTGACGGCACTTCCGTCACCAAGGTGGGCGATTACCGCTCCATCTTCCCTCAAACATCCTTTGGTCCTAACGGTCCATCTGATGAGTTCCTGGCCGAGAACAACGCCAAGCGTGTCAATGTCTTCCTGCCCTATGACGCCAGCACTCAAAAGCTGGTGGCCTGCGATCCGTACATTGACGGTGAATGGGTCTACACCGTAGAGGTCGAACCACTGACTCCTGAGGACCAGCAAGCTCGTATCGACAGCCAATGGGCAAATGTTCGCGCTGATCGTAACAGCCGTCTTGCTGCCTGCGACTGGACGCAACTGCCTGATGCACCTGGCGACAAAGCGGCTTGGGCGATTTACCGGCAGGAACTGCGTGATGTGACCAGCCAAGCAGATCCGTTTGCGATTGTTTGGCCGGTGGCTCCTGATTCAATTATTACTAGCAACGATGACGAAATCTAGAGATCTTGCTGATAGCGTTAATGCAAATAAAATTCCTGGATCTCGTCTTGAAGACGGTACGGTAACTGCTGGCAAACTATCTGCCGGTGCTGCTGTACCGACAGGAGCAGTTTTTTATTTCGCATCCAGCTCAGCACCCAGCGGCTACCTAAAGGCAAACGGTGACACGGTGCCTAATGGCAGTGGAACTGTTCAAGGTGTTACCGCTAACTACGCAGCTCTTTACGCTGTCCTTGGCTCTACTTATGGCAGTGCTGGCAAGCTTCCTGACCTGCGTGGTGAATTTGTCCGTGGTTGGGATGACAGTCGGGGTATTGATACCAGCCGCAGCTTTGGCTCGGCTCAAACTGATGAACTGAAAAGCCACAACCACAGCATTACACCTACCACTGTGACAGGACGTGGTGGCGCCTTTTCTGCTACTGCTGGTTCTCAACCACTGTCCGAAGAAACTCTCGTTATTGGCAACACCGGCGGCACTGAAACCCGTCCCCGCAACGTGGCACTGCTTGCTTGCATCAAGTACTGATACCACACTTATCCATTAGCTAAAATGCTTACCATTCTTGGCCTTAAGGTCTCCTATGAGACCCTGCTTTTCCTTGGCCTGTTCGTTGCCTCCGAAGTGGTTGGTAACAGCAAACTGAAATCGAATAGCGTTGTCCAAATCATTCTTGCTGGCATCAACGCCCTGAAGCCTCTGCGTAAAGAGGACGACAAACTCCAACAACTCAAGGATACGTTCAAATGAGTATCCGGCTGACTGACGTAGCCAAGTACTACAAAGGTCTGCCCAACCAAATCAAAGCTCTGCAAGCCCTTGAGAAACTCTTGGGTAAGGAGGGCCTTTCTGATTCTCAGGAATGGGTTCAACTGTGGAGACTTCCTCCCGCTGAACCTCCCAAGCAGCAATTCACTAATACATGGGATGGCATCGAAGCTGCTGCTGCTGCAGCTGGTGCCAAGTTTCCTGAAGTTGTGGCAGCCCAATGGGCACTTGAGTCTGCGTATGGCACCGCCCTGAGCGGTAAGAACAATTTCTTTGGCATCAAAGGTCCAGGCACGGTTAAGACCACCTGGGAAGACTACGGCAACGGTCCAGTCACGATCAAAGCATCCTTCCAGGACTTCGCTACTCCCTATGACTGTGTAAACCATCTGGTCACTCAATGGTACAAAGATTACAAGGGCTACAAAGGTGTAAACCGTGCAGCCACCCGTGAGGACTGTGCGTTTCTCCTGAAGCGTGAAGGATACGCCACCGATCCCGTCTACGCCCAAAAACTCATCCGCTTAATGGAGCAGAATGATTGAGGGAGTTATCACTGCTGCCATTGCAGCGTTGACAGGAGTTGTTGCTCTCCATGGAAAGCTGAACCAACGTATTGGTGAAGTCGATAGCCGTATTGATCGTGTTGAGCTGCGTATTGCAGAGAAGTACGTCCAACGTGAAGAGCTGTCGACTGCTCTTAAAAAGATGGAAGACCACATGGTCCGCATCGAAAACAAACTAGATCAAATCGCTCTGCGTCATGGCTAATAAAAAGAAAGCCACAGAAGACCAGTTCAACGAACTCCATAACCTTGTTACGTCTGAGTTCCTGGCACGTATCAAGTCTGGAGAGGCAACGACTGCAGATCTCAAAGCTGCGTGTGACTGGCTGGCCAAAAACGACATCAGCGGGGTTGCTTATGAAGGTAACCCCCTGGATAAGTTGGCCACCATCATGCCCAAGGTTGACCCTGAGCTTGTTCGTGAACGGATGCGACGGTAATGGCTAGAGACTACAAAAAAGAATATCAAGCTCGTGCTGAAGAGCTGAAGGCATACCGTCGCGCTCACCGCAAAGAAGACGCTGCTAGAGCACGAGCACGTCGTTCCATGGGAAACATCCCAGCTGGTCACGAGGTTGACCACGTTGATAACAACCCCATGAACAACAACAAAGACAACTTGAGAATCATCCCCCGTAAAGCAAACCGTGCCAAGGGAGCACGTAAGACGAACGCCAAACGGTAATGACTCCCTTACTTCCTACGCCTGATCACTACCTCCAAAACCTAATAACCATGACAAGTCCAGAAGCAAAACGGCTCTGGCGGAGAGCCATCAAAGAGCACTTCAATTGTCAATGTGTTTACTGTGGAGAAATTTATGACGCCAATGAACTCACACTCGATCATGTACGACCTAAAGCATTTGGAGGATCTGACCTTACATCCAATTTGTTACCAAGCTGTAGATCGTGTAATCAGGCAAAAGGAAGTCAAAACTGGCTCTCTTGGATGAGAGAAACCTTTGGGGAAAATCCTCACAAAGAACAGCTTATTCTATCTTGGATTAAATAATGGCTCCACGAAATAAAGCCCGTCAACAAGCTGGCAACATGAGGTCTCGCCAGCAAGCCAAACTTAATAGCCAGCGAGCACAGAAAGCTCCTATCCAACCTGCTCCTCGTACTGGTCCTCGTCGTCAGCTTCCCCCCAGCACTCAAGGCCAGAACCGTGTTGGTAACTCCAGCCAGCCCTGGGGCGACCGCTCCTCTGGTCAGCGTGTTCAACCCGTGCGTGTTCGTGAAGTAGGACGCCCACAACTCCCTCCCAGCAACACCGTTCCTGAAAGCCGTCGCCTTCCTGGGATGCAAGGCCCTCAACCGGCTCCACGTCCTCAGCGTCCTGGTACTAGCCGCCCGACTCCTGATCGGCGTGCAGCTGCAGAAGCTAAAGCCGCTGAAGCAGCCAAAGGTACACGTTCAACCACTGTCAGAATTGGTGATTTGGCCAAGCGTGGCAAAATGGGGGGAGCAAAAGAAGCCGCCATTTTTGCAGCTGGAGATGCTGCTATTAATTGGTATGGTAATTCTCTTCGTAATGCTGTGCAGCGTGAACGCAGCCAGCGCGCAGCTGAGTCTGGTCAACGTGGCCGTTATGTTCCTGGCAATCAACAGGTCAAGTTTGAGAAGCCAGCACCGCCCAAAAAATCGCCTGAAAACAAACCTGCTCAAACTGTTCGCACTGCTAATCAACAACCTACCCGTGCTAGCCAGCAGCGAACCAGTGCTGTCCGCAACCCTAGCCCTGTAAAACCAAGTGCTCCTGCAGCTCCTGCTCAATCCAAAAACATGGAGGAGAACTTTGCTGCTTGGACCAAGGCCAACAAAGGTCTGGCTGAAAAGGTCAAGCCTAACCAAGCTGGTTATGTCACGATCAAGAAAACTCTTGATGAGTTGAAGATCAAGAATAAGGACAAGAAGTAATTACTTCCTGAGACCCCTCTCTAAGCCCCTGCAGCACGCCTGTGGGGGCTTTTCTATATCTACTCACCTATAGATGAAGCAATGCCGCTCGTGCGGCGTAGAGAAGCCTTTGAGTAAATTTCATATACGCAGTGATTCGGGTAAGTACCAAAATGGTTGCAAAGAGTGCTATCACTCTGCTCAAATGAAGCGTAATTATGGAATAACTTTAGAGGTCTATGACCGTATGTATGATCAGCAAAATGGTTTGTGTGCCATTTGCCGGTTACCACAACTCTCTAAACGTAATACTCGATTTTGTGTTGATCACGACCATGATACCGGACAGGTAAGAGGCTTGTTGTGTGATTCCTGCAATCGGGGTATCGGCTTACTTAAAGATGACCCACGACTCCTTGAAAACGCAGCACAGTACCTTAGAGCTTTTAAAGAGTGACTTTAAAATATTCCTTCAGGCAATTTGGAGCCAGTTAGACCTTCCCTCTCCTACCCGTGCCCAATACGCTATAGCTGATTATTTGCAGCACGGACCAAAGCGCCTTCAGGTGCAGGCTTTTCGCGGGGTTGGAAAGAGCTGGATCACCGGAGCTTTTGTCTTGTGGACGCTCTTTAACGACGCCGAAAAGAAGATCATGATCATCTCGGCTTCTAAGGAACGGGCTGACAACATGTCAATTTTTCTGCAAAAGTTGATCATTGAGACCCCGTGGCTTTCCCATCTTCGACCAAAAGATGATAACGCTCGTTGGTCTAGGATTTCTTTTGATGTTAACTGTTCACCGCACCAAGCTCCTTCAGTCAAATCCGTTGGTGTGACTGGTCAGTTGACAGGTTCACGTGCCGACCTAATGGTGTTGGATGACGTTGAAGTTCCTGGTAACTCCATGACCGAAATGATGCGTGAGAAGCTCCTTCAACTCTGTACAGAGGCTGAATCAATCCTTACGCCTAAGAAAGACTCCCGCATCATGTACCTGGGGACTCCCCAAACAACCTTCACCATTTATCGAAAGCTTGCTGAGCGCAACTACCGACCCTTTGTTTGGCCAGCACGCTACCCACTCAAAGACAAACTCTCCCAATACGAAAACCTTCTTGCTCCTCAGCTGATAGAAGACGTAGAGATGGGGATTGAAGAGTGGTCCCCTACCGATCCAGACCGGTTTAGCTCCAACGATCTGCTGGAACGGGAAGCATCGATGGGTCGCAGCAACTTCATGTTGCAGTTCCAACTTGATACCACGCTGAGTGATGCCGAAAAGTTCCCACTTAAGTTCCAAGACCTCATCGTTACCGCTGTTAACCCGACTCAAGCGCCGGATTCTGTTGTGTGGTGCAGTGATCCTCGTAATGTGCTCAAGGATCTGCCTACAGTTGGCCTACCGGGTGATTATTTCTACTCCCCGATGCAGCTTCAAGGAGAATGGGGTCCGTACACTGAAACGATATGCAGCGTTGACCCGTCAGGTCGAGGTACAGACGAAACAGCTGCCACCTACATAAGTCAACGCAACGGCTTCCTCTATGTCCATGAGGTCCGTGCTTACAAAGATGGCTACAGTGATAACACCCTTCTAGACATCCTCAGGGGCTGTAAGGCCTACAACGTCACCAAGCTGCTGATCGAGACCAACTTTGGTGATGGCATCGTGGCTGAGCTGTTCAAGAAGCACCTGCAGCAGACCAAGCAAGCCATCGATGTGGAAGAGGTGCGGGCCAATGTCCGCAAAGAAGACCGGATCATCGATGCCCTGGAGCCTGTGATGAACCAGCACCGCCTCATTGTTGATCGGAAGGTGGTCGAGTGGGACTACAACTCCAACAAAGACGCCCCTCCAGAAGACCGCATCCTCTACATGCTTTTCTATCAGATGTCCCGCATGTGCCGGGAAAAGGGTGCCGTCAAACACGACGACAGATTGGACTCCCTTGCTCAAGGCGTGAAGTACTTTACTGACGCCATGGGCATCTCAGCGATGGAGGTGGTCAAACAACGCAAGCAGGAAGACTGGCAAGACCTCCTTGATAGCTGGGCTGATGACCCTCAAGCAGCAGCCAATCACATGGTGCTGGGGTTTGACCTCCAACAAAGACAACAGGCTAGGGGTAAAGCTGGAAGAGCTGGTTCTCCAACCTGGGTAAGACTCAAATAAGACTCAACTGGTACCAAGGGAGGTGGGTGATCAGGGATGTGAAGGGGGGCCGGTAAGGGGTGGACTGAAAGCCCCCAGGGGGTAAGACAACCAAGATTCCTTGTTTCTCTTACCCCTTCACTACTATGCATGTCGAACGAAGTGAGACGCATAGTCCTAATTAACCTCCCCCAACGTTCATCCAGGACTCCCTGCTGAACTCTTAGTATACTAAGTATACATAGTAGTAATGATCCACCAAGTTAACCTCTTACACATCACTCCTGAAGCTGAAGAACTGATTGCCTACATGGCAAGGGTGTCTAATCCAGCCAATCAATCAAACACTGAGACCAGTGCTCGTTTGATTAAGTACCTCATTACCCACAACCATTGGTCTCCATTTGAAATGGTGAACATGTGTGTGGAGATCAATACCACTAGAGCTATTGCAGCTCAGATTCTTAGGCACAGGTCGTTCTCCTTTCAGGAGTTCAGTCAACGGTATGCCGATGTCACCACTATTGGTACTCCCATTGTCCCGTCCCTTCGTAGGCAAGACCCAACCAACCGTCAGAACAGCATCGATGATCTAGACACAGAGAAGAAACAACAGTTCATTCGTCGTATTCATCAGCACTTTGCAGAGGCTGAGGATCTCTATCGAGAGATGGTGTCCACTGGTGTTGCTAAAGAGTGTGCCAGGGATGTGCTGCCTATGGCATCTCCGTCACGGCTGTACATGAATGGAACCATTCGGTCTTGGTTGCATTACTGCGACCTCAGGACTGCCCATGGGACACAGAGAGAGCATGCGTTAATTGCTGGTCAAGTTCAAGACCTGCTGTATCAACACCTTCCTAATGTTTGTGAGGCAATGTGGAGTGATGACTGAACAACAACACCCGATTAACCCACCGTTGGATTTGATCAAAACATGGATGATTGAGTATTACGGTGGTGAGATACCTGGAGGGTTTGCTGGTGATGAGGTTTATCTCTGCAAGTGTGCTGCCCAATGGGGCTCAGACCAAGAACTGGAGGCGTGCTGCGCTTTTGCAGAGAGTCAGCCCTGGGGTCTTGTAAATGGTCCTCACGTCGCAGATGTGATCCGCGCCGCCCGCCGCCCCAAGCCGCCGAGCTTGAAGGAGCAGGCGCTGGCTGAGCTAGCTGAATGGGAGAACGTTATGGACATTGCACCCGATAGTCCCATCCGCCGCGCACTGGAGCAACTCGATGACTGATCTTTCTCCTGCTGCACAAGCTGTGCTGGATGCCTACCAGTTTGCACCAATCGAAGACCACCTTACGGCTGCTGCTGTCTTAAGAGCTGCTGCCGATCAAGTGGTCCCGTATGACGACTTAAAAGGTAGCGATCCTGATGCTTGGACACGAGACGACATTCGTTGTGAACTCCTCGCCATCGCCGCTGAACTGGAGCAACTTAATGAGGGAACTAAAACTTAATGAGTTTCACACACTGTATGTGACGTGGAAACAAGGCATCCCTTGGTTTGATCACCTGCTGCTTGGTCTGCTTGTCTGGATTGAACGGTGGGTGATTGATCAAAGGGTAGACACAGAGCTTGATACAGCTATTGAGGAGTTTCATGCTGAGGCTAAGAAGGTTGAACCTGATTATGTGACTCCTATTTACACAGAAACGCTCTCAGAGGGCTCTACAAGCCTCCCTGAGATGCGTTTAACTGCTCCTTGGTACACTGGCTTCTAAATGTAATTTTAGAGGCCTTGTAGAGGCTTAGAGATGGCTCTCTAATATGTAGGCCATCAGGTTGCTGACGCTTCGGCCTTCTTCGGTGCTCCTGGTCACCAGCTGTTGGTAGGTCGACCACGACAACGTGGCGGTCACACGGACTGGTTTGCGTGTCGCAATTGTTGAAAGAGCTTGCAGGTTGGCCTGGGCTCGTAAGACTTGGGTCATCAGCTCAATCCTTGGTTGAGTTGGTCACGGGGTCGGTGTTGCAAGCACGCGGCCCCACCTCAATAACGTATCACAGTGATGTGAGTTGGACTCAGAGTGCAGCAGATCTGGCTCACTTTCCAACAAAAATTTCTCAAGCCTGTATACGTCGTCCCACGGACCCACTTACCCCCGTGTGGGGTGCCTGATCCTGGATAAAAGGCCGCGTTAGATTGAGTATCTGACGGATCAACCTAGGTTCGGGCCTGTCTGGGGCTCGATTCTCGCCTTATTGCGAACAATTCTCAATAGCTCGCTCTCTTTATATATGGTGTTATCTGTCTGCCCCTATGTGACAATCGACAGGCCGTCACACCTACAGCTGATCTGCCCCTGATTTGCCTGTACACTCATGGACATGAGGCAAGGGGAGCCGCCCCGATTGGCGAGCCAACCCCAGCCTTTAGGAGGCGATCCTTACGTGATCCCTTCCGCCCGCTAGCTTCCGATCCCTCCGGGTGATAGGAGCTACCCACAACAGGTTTGACAGGTTCGCCAGTCTCCTGTACACTTGCAATCAGCACCTAGAAAACTGAATAGCAGGCTGAACATGCGTAGTAGGTCACTGCTGCCATGCCACTCATCGGGCGGGATCCTGAGGGTATGGGTAAAAGCAAACTGAACCGGCCAGCCATAATGTGTACACTCACAGACATGTTGTGACTGATTCTCTCAACTAGCCATCAATCCTGATGGCTTTCTGAGGGATTCTTGTACCCTCTCCACACTTAAGGAGGCACCATGACTAGCACTTTTGCTACATCATTAACTGCACAAGAGATCCGTATTGCCATTCTTGAACTTGGCGACAGATACGGTGAGCATGATGTTCTCAGCATGATTCTTCGTGGCATGAACATCACTGAACTGCGTGAGAATCTTGACTACTTGACTGATGAATTTCAGTCTTGACTACTTGTACACTCGCAAACCATAGCCATGAACTATTCAGATTCCATGTCGACTGATGAATTCTTGGATTTTCTTTTCTCCAAGGTTGCACCAATCAAACATGAAATAGATCTGCATGATGATGATTCATGCATTGATCATATTGAGTTTGAGAATGTTTACCAACTTACTTTTCTTTGATCATGTTTTACGTTGTCGAACTAAAGAAAGACGAGGCGATTGTACGTAACATCTTCGTTGGTGAAGATGATGCAAACAATCAATGCCAGAAGCTTAGTGCCAAATGGCCTCATGCATACTTCGATGTGTTCAATGAAGCTGCCATGGATAGCACAAGCTTCACTGTTAAGTGTTGATTACCTGTCCACTCACAAACAACACTCAAGGAGTCCACCATGACCAAAGGTTTTATCATTGACCGTGGGGAATCTCCCATTGACGGTCAACCTTACGTGGCTATTCTTACACTTGAGAGTAGCAATCGCAAGACTGGCAACATGGCGCAAGTATGGATCTTGCGTGATGATATTAATCCTGTGGAAGCTGTACAGACTGGCAAGGATGTCACGATCTGCGGCAACTGTCCACATCGCAAACAAGCTGACGGTTCTAGATCTTGCTATGTCAACGTAGGCCAGGGCCCTAACAGTATTTGGAAGGCTTACAAACGTGGCGCTTATCGTAAGCGTTGGAGTTATTACGAGTTGTCTTTAATCCTTCGCGACAGACGTATTCGTTGGGGTGCATATGGTGACCCTAGCATCATCAATCCTGATGTTGTTGTTCGTCTCAATAAGTTTGCCCAAGGCCACACAGGTTATACACATCAATGGCGCAGTGAGTTTGCTGCTCCTTTTGTAGGTATCTTCCAAGCATCTTGTGACGGATTCAATGACTATCTACGT